TCTTTCAGGCAGAACATAATATCCTTATGCATCCATTCCATATGTTGGGAGTTGCTGGCGTCTTCGGTGGCGCTTTGTTCTCTGCTATGCATGGTTCTCTGGTTACCTCCTCACTTATCCGTGAGACGACTGAAGAGGTCAGCCAGAACTACGGATATAAGTTTGGTCAAGAGGAAGAGACATACAACATTGTTGCCGCACACGGCTACTTCGGACGACTGATCTTCCAATATGCATCTTTTAACAATTCTAGGTCGCTGCATTTCTTCCTCGCAGCTTGGCCAGTCGTGGGTATTTGGTTTGCCGCCCTCGGCGTCAGCACCATGGCTTTCAACCTCAATGGGTTCAACTTCAATCAATCCATTACTGAAAGTCAAGGTCATGTGATTAACACATGGGCTGACATTCTTAACCGTGCCAACCTCGGCTTTGAGGTGATGCATGAGCGGAATGCACATAACTTCCCGCTTGACCTTGCATCCGTGGAGGTAACTCCCGTGGCACTTAAGACACCGGCAATCGGTTAATTATTCGTACGTTCATCCAATGTTTGATCTATCCATCGACGATGGTGCTGCCCGTATTATTCGGGATGCTCTAAAACAATATAAAAGAAACTGGGCTGGTGGTCGTCCACAAGAACAGATTGATATTGAGTTCTTAGAGACACAGTTCAATCGTATGGTGTTAGAAGCAGAATTGGACGCATGACCGCCTAAGCATGGAACGGGGCTTAGGTTTTATCAGGTACGAACTAATGTCCAACATCGTTATCCGTTACATCGCAAACGCTAAGAAGAAAGCTGACAACTACAAAGTTGATGCTCTTCGTTATCGCGGTGTAGTTTATAAGCAACTGGTTAAGTGAGCTTACAGGGAGGTGCAAGTCCTCCCACCAGTCTTGGTTAGAGCCGGTACGCCGACACCTCTAGCCGTCTAGACGGTGGGATAGACCACAAAAATTTTTCCAAGATCTTGGAGTTGGTTATACATACACTTACTCCTAACAATGGCACAACAATCTACTGTTAACCCTGCTCAGCTTACTCAGCTGGGTCAGGCTAATTTGGCTGGTGATAAGCGTGCTCTCTATCTGAAGTTGTTCAGTGGAGAGATGCTGAAAGGATTCCAGCACAACACGATCGCTCGTGATCTGATCATGAAGCGCACCCTGAAGAACGGCAAGTCTTTGCAGTTCATCTACACGGGTCGCACCAAGAGCGAGTTCCACACCCCTGGCAACAGCATTCTCGGTAACACCGATGGTGCACCGCCGGTGGCTGAGAAGACCATCACGGTCGACGATCTGCTGATCTCCAGCGCCTTCGTCTACGACCTGGATGAGACCCTTTCTCACTACGACCTGCGTGGCGAAATCAGCCGCAAGATCGGCTACGCCCTCGCAGAAAAGTATGACCGTCTTGCATTCCGTGCTGTTGCACGTGGTGCACGTCAGGCATCCCCTGTGTCCGCTTCTGGCTTTGCTGAGCCCGGCGGTACTCAAATCCGCGTTGGTTCTTCTACCAACGAATCTGACGCTTTCTCCTCTTCCGCACTGGTAGCCGCCTTCTATGACGCTGCTGCTGCTATGGACGAGAAGGGTGTGAGTGGTGACGGACGTGTCGCCGTTCTGAACCCCCGTCAGTACTACGAACTGATCCAAGCTGTTGGATCCAATGGTCTGGTGAACCGCGATGCTCAGGGCACTGCTCTGCAAAGCGGCAACGGCATCATCGACATCGCCGGCATCAAGATCTACAAGTCCATGAACATCCCCTTCCTGGGTCGTTATGGCACCAAGTACGGCGGTACCACCGGTCAAACCGATCCTGGTAACACTGGTGATTTCGTCAACCCTGCTCTGGAAGATGCTTCCGGTGCTTCTACCGGCATCAACAACGATTACGGTACTGCTGCTGAAGTCGGCTCCACTTCCTGTGGTCTGATCTTCCAGCGTGAAGCTGCCGGTATGGTTGAAGCCATCGGTCCTCAGGTCCAAGTGACCAGTGGCGATGTGTCTGTGATCTACCAAGGCGACGTGCTCCTCGGACGCCTCGCTTGCGGTGCTGATTACGTGAACCCTGCTGCAGCTGTTGAGCTGTATGTGGGTGCTTCTGCTCCTTCCGCATTCTGATATTTCTTATCTACACGGGGACTCTTCGGAGTCCCTTTTTTTTACCTACGTAAATAATGACATTTCCTACCACTAACGCTACACAAGAACTACAAGCTATTAACGAAATTCTGGCGTCAGTTGGTCAAGCGCCTGTCACCACCCTCGATCAAACCAACCCGGACGTTGCGATTGCATATAACACACTTCTACAAGTGTCACGAGAGGTGCAGGCTGAGGGATGGACATTTAATCAGGAGTTTAATTACAAGTTCAGTCCTGATACTAACGACGAAATTCTAATTCCTAACAACGTGCTGCACCTGGATGCAAGTGAAGTATCTGCCAATGTAGATATTGACACTGTTATCCGTTCTGGAAAGCTGTACGACCGTTTTAACCATACATTTAAATTCACCAATGGTGCTGTCGAATGTGATGTAATTTGGTTGTTTGATTGGGTTGACATTCCTAAACCCATTCAAGCGTTTATCACTGCACGTGCTTCCGCTATTGTCTCCAGCCGTATTGTTGGCGATAACACTCAATATCAAATCCTCCAACAAAACGAAGCTTATACCCGAGCTTTGGCAATGGAATATGACACAACTCAAGCTGATCTGAGCTTCTTTGGTAAACCTGACGGTACTGCCAAGAGCAGTTATATCAGCTTCCAACCATTTAAAGCTCTGTATCGATAATGGCAGCAGTAACACAACGCATCCCTAATTTCTTAGGTGGTGTATCTAGACAATCAGACGACAAAAAACTACCTGGACAAGTTGTTGAGGCTATCAATGCTTACCCTGATGTTGCTCTGGGACTGACCAAACGTCCAGGTATTCAACACATTAAAAACTTAGGTACAGGTACTACTCTTGACAATGCTAAGTGGTTTTACATCAACCGAGATAATGATGAGCGTTATATCGGTTGCATTACTCCTGCCTCTGGTGGTAATCCAGGGAACATTTACATTTGGAACGCCATCAGTGGTGTTGCTTGTACTATCACTTATGGGACAGGTGCACAAGCTTATCTCTCGGGTACACGCAATGACTATGACGTCCTGACGGTACAAGACACCTCTATTGTCACCAATAAAACTAAGACTGTTGCTGCACGAGCTGCTGGTTCTCATACAGCTGACCTCAAAGCAACTATTGTGTTGGTTGATGTTGCTTACAGTGCTGAATATAAAGTTGTAGTCATTGTCGGTGGTACCACCTATACCGCTACATATACGTCACCAGCCAACGCTGCTGCGGCTACTAACTCTACACTTGGTGTCACTGCAGATGAAGTGCTTACTGGTATTCAGTCTGCACTGACTGCACAAAGCATTCCTAACCTTACGATCAACAAATTAGATACTGTTCTTGAATTGACTAATACGTCAGTCATGAAGGTAACAGCAACTGGTGGAGCAGCGACTAACAAGCTCAACGCTGTGATGGAAACCGTTGACGATGTTAGTGAGTTACCAAACACCTCAGTACACGGAAGGGTGGTAAAGGTCGTCAACACTACAAGTGCTTTCGATAGTTACTACGCACAGTTTGTTGCTTATGACGGCGTGTCTGGTAATGGTTATTGGGAAGAGGCTCTTGGCTTTGGTGTTTCACCGGGTCTTGACGACTCGACAATGCCTCATGAATTGATCAACACTGCGATCAATGCATTTACCTTTAAGCAGGCTACATATACTGATCGTCTTGTAGGTGACGATGAAACTAACTCTCATCCAAGCTTTGTTGGCAACACTATCCAACAGGCATTTCTTCATTCAAATCGATTGGGATTCTTGACACAAGACAACGTGTCAATGAGTCAGTCTGGTGAGTTCTTTAACTTTTACCACGTCTCTGCACGTACTGTTGTCGATTCCGACCCTGTAGATATCAGCTGCTCTTCAATTCGGCCAGCAGTTCTACATGGTGTCGTATCTACTAGTCAGGGTCTTGTCTTGTTTAGTCGTGGACAGCAGTTCTTGTTGACTGCAATTGACAACATCATGACACCCCGTACCACCAATATCAGAACTATCTCCTCTTACGAGATGGATACTGATGTTGATCCTGTTGACGTGGGTACTGACATTAACTTCATCAGCAAGACAAGTAGCTTCACTCGTGTCTTCTCTATGCAGACACGTGGTCAGCAAGATAACCCAACGGTGCTTGACATCAGCAAAATTGTCAACGAGTACATTCCTAGTAATATCGACACGATGATTGCTAGTCCTCAAAACCAATTTATTGCGTTGAGTAGTCAAGCATCTAACAAGATGTTTTTGTATAGCTTTTATAATGACGGTGAGAAAAACCTACTTGAATCTTGGTATAGCTGGCAGATGCCTGGATTGGTCCAGACGTGTGCTGTTGATCAAGACGATATGTATGTCGTCACCAAACAGTCAAGTCAATACACCCTTGGCAAGGCGACTATCAACCAAAGCCCTGACACTGCGATCATTGTTAACAGCAACGGTTCTCGTGTCAATCCAAGCGTGGACCTTTACGCCACTGCTAGTAGCGTTGTCTTCGACTCAGCAAACAACCAGACCAAGTGTTACTTACCCTACAACGATGTGCCTGGCTTGAAGCCAGTGCTCCTTATTGCAGGCAGCACACTACAAGGCAGCTTTGTTGAATCAGGTTTTACCATCACCCCTACACGTGGTACTGATGGTACAGGAGATCATTTTATTGTTCCTAAGAAAGATCTGACCTCACAGGCATCAGATGTCATTGTCGGATTTAAATATGACTTTGATGTCGAACTACCTACTACTTTCTACGCACGTAG